GTATGCAGATAATCTGCGCCTGTGCCTTTTACACCTTCTAATTCATTTAATTTTTTTTGAACAGAATCTGGTTGTGTATTTGACTCAATTAATTCTATATCTCTATAAAAACCTGCAGCTTGTTTTTTAATAACTTCATTTTTTGTCATCTTTATAACATGTGTGATTCTCTCACAGTCTTTTAAATCTGTAGCAAAATAAGGAACGACTAAATCTTCTGCAGGAATAAATTTAGAAACAGGTCTACCTAATAGAGTGTCATAGTAAACTTTTTTGAATGTAGATCCAGACAGTGGTAAATAAAATAACATCTGATCCATGTCTGTTGTGTAGTCTTCCATCTCCTCCATGAGAAGGTAATTCATATATTCTTTAACTCTACTAGCTTGAGCCTCTACCTGTGGTGTTACCAAACCTACAGTTTGTGTTCGTACTGGCCCATCAGATGGTATAAGTTCTTTATAAGCAGACGCTTGAAATTGTGTAACTGACTCAGCTAAAAGAGGATGTGTCACAGATGAGGCACCTTTAAAAGGTCTTGTAGTTTCTTGATACTTTGTGCCTAATAAATCTAAACCTTTAATATAAGCATCCTCCCAATCTTTCCTTGATGCTTTATCTTTTTTATATTCTTGAATAAGATCTCCAGCCATTGAACTAAGAGTTCTGTCATCCATATTTTCAGCTAAGTTAGCACTAAAATCAGATTCTACTGCCTCAACTTCTTCCTCACCTTCAACTTGAACTTCAGGAGGTAAACCCTCAGGTTCCTCTACTACAGTTTCTTCAATTTTGTCTTCTTCGACAACAGTTTCGTTATTTTTCTCTACAGCCATTCTTAATTGTACCTTATTGGTTTAAATATATCTACTACAAGTCCTCCTCTAGACTTGTAAGTTTTTTGTGTGTTTCTCATTAATGGAGTTACTTTAATAGCAAAAGCATCAAAATACAAGTTTGGGTTTAAAGGCTCCATAAAAAGAAACTTATCTGAGCTTATATCTCTTCCTGATTCTTTTTGTGCATTTCGATGAAAAGTGCTCGTAATTTCTTTCCCAGCTAATTTATGATCTGAGGGATATTTAAATTTTTCTTTTGCAACATATTTATAAGGCAGTGATGGATCTGATAGAGAAATTTTTGTGGGTCCTGCTTGAGTATTATAAAATCTTGCAGATCTTTTCATAAGATTAGGCATTACAGCTGAACCACTTTTGTTAATACCTTTACCTGATGCGTAGCCGTAAAATCTTTCATTACCTGCTTTATATCCTTGTCGAAAACTTAATTTATCAAAAGGAGCAACGGCCACATAATCAACATTTTCCCGTGCAGCTTTTTGCATTAAATACTTTAGCGCGTGATCTCCGTATTGATCTGCTTCAACCATAGGAAAATAATCTTCTCTGCCTCTAGTTGAACCAAGTTTAAAAAATTCTTTTGCGTTAAGTGCAGATTGATTTGAAAGAGTTTTAGCTGTAAAAGTATCACCTTTTTTAATAGCTTCAGACGTGGCGAGAATTAATTTATCCCTTTCTTTTAATAATAAATTAAATTCAATATCTTTTTGAAAAGGGTTAACTCTGTTAATACCATCAAGTTGTTGTGCCTTTGTAAGTTTTTTAGCGATGGCTTGATTAACGTCTGATTGAATTTCGTGAATAAAAAAAACTTTTTTACCATCGGGGGTAAACCTTGTATCAAATCTAACATGATAAACTTGATTTTGAACACCGCTGTCCCCAAAGTGTCCAGCACCCCTAAAGGGCTCTCTATTAGTAGGTATAGCTTCATCTAAATGAAAAATTGTTTCTCTATAATCTTTACCACCCTCTAATGTGTAAGATGTTTCATTTTGATATTTAGTTTTAGTTCTTTTAAGAGGTGCTGCAGCATTTTGTAATTCTGCTTCTAATTTATTAAATAAAGCCTTGTCATTCTGAGTAATAGCCGGTCTAGCTTTTACAGCTCTTAAAGCGTCTCTTAAAGAAGAAAAAACACCTTTACCTAGTTCACCAGCTTTGATTGAACCCATTTGATACAAAGCATCATCAAAATTTGATACTAAATCGCTATCTGCACGATATTTCATTTTGTAGCCTTGTATTGTATTTGTTAAGTTATCAAAAGCTTTGTCAAAAGTTTCTTTAGCACCTTTTGGAACACCAAATTCAACTGGTTTTAATCTATTTATTGGATTTAATTTAATAAACGCACCGATTTCATTTGCATCAAACTTAAGACCAAATTTTTTTCCTGCAGCTAACAAACCGCCTGTTAAATCTCCTGCATCATTAAAAATAGCAAGGTTAGTATCAAATAATTCCTCCTTGGATATATTTACTTCTTTACCTGCAAAGGGTCCTTGATCATATTTAAATCTTTTTTCAGTTCTTACAGTTCTTAAAGATGGTTTACCAAATATAGTAAATTTTTCTTTTCTAGTTGATGTTAAGTGATCAATCCATTCATCGGGGGTATAACGACCTCTTCCTTTTCTCATAACCCAATCATATGTTGAAGATCCAAAAGCAGGGGCAACATCATCACCCATTTGTAAAGGTTTAGTTTTTTTTAAAACTACAGGAGGATCACGTAATTCTTGCACAGCCAACTCTTGTCCCTGAGCCTGTGATGGCTTTGGCTGATAAGTTATTTGTTTTTGTTGTTGTCCGGTAGCCGGTGTAGCTGATTCTTTTTTACCTTTAAGAAGCCGCCTTCCCAGTTGAAGTAAATTTCGAAGGGACATTATCCCTCCTACGTAATTTTAGTAGCTTTTTTTCTACCTAGTTTGCAACCACGGGCCATGATCATTTTACCTTTTTTGTAACCCATTAAAGGCATTGGTTTTTGCATCATACCACCGCCCATTCTTTTTTTTGGATTTGGAACTTTATCTCTCTCTAGTTTTCTGTTAGGTCTTAGACCAAGCACGGGAGGGTTACCTCTTTTCTTAGCCTTAACAGTATTCATGTAATCAGCACCACCACCTTTGTTATAACTCATAGGTCTTTTCATCATGCCACCGCCCATTTTACCTTGAGCCTTTAATCTAGCTGTAGCAGCAGCTAAGCCACCACCCATCTTTTTTTTCATTTTGTATGGTGCTATTGAACCTTTTAGATCCCCTTTTAATTCTTTTTTCTTTTTCTTCTCTTTAATTTTATCCATTAATTTTTTTGCTCCTACTGCTGTTGCGGCTACTGC